GTTATCTCCACTTCCTGCAACACTAGCTCTATTTAATTGCAAGTAAGTTATACCATCTTGTGTAAAATAAATATTTGTACTTGCACAAACTATAACTCCATCTGCATATGGAAATACACCTAAAACATTTGTAGTTCCACCTGTAGGTTGTGTAGAGCTTCCAGTACCAAACTTTTGATACCCATTAATTCTTCTGTATCCACCTTCTGTAGATACTTCAAAGTTTCTTAAATCCTTGGCAACTCCCGGAGTTTTAAGTAAGTCTATAACATTTGAAGACTTGACTAATCCTCCATTAACTGCAACTGTATAGGGTTGACTTCTTGCCATTAAAAGTATCTCCTATCATCTGTCATGTAAGAAGGACTAGGATTAATTAAATTAGACTTCATTTGTCTCATACCTTTTTTATAATCATCTAAAGCAAAGGCTGCTTGTTGTGGACTTTCTTTAAACTGCCACACATAATATCTAGCTCTAGCTGTTATTACATTAGCATATTGGTCTGGTAAAACTATTTCATCTCCAAATGCTGATAAAGATGTAGGAGCATTATAAGCATAAAAATGCACATTATAAACTTTATCAGGTATAGGACTTAATCCGAATTTACGATGGTCAGGACTACGAATTACATACTGAGGCTCTCCGTAGTTTTGAGAATCTGCATCATCTGAATTTTCTGAATTTCTGTAGTATCTTGTCCAATCTTCTAATGTAAGAAAAGATAAACCTTTTGAAACATAAGGGGCTGATTCTCCACTTACATTTATTGTTGTTAAATAAAAATCATCCCAATCAATAGATGAATAATCAGTAGTAATACTTGAGCTTCCTGCTTTTAAAGTATACCATCTTGTTCCTGCTACACTAGCTACAGTTACGTTACCATAAAAAGGGTCTGTACCTCCACTAGCTGCAACTGCAAAAAATGGAAGTTGCGGTTCTTCATTAGCAATATCATTAATAGATTTGTTTATACTTTCTTTAACAAAGTTTTGAATACCTTTTGCACTTGAAAAAGTAGCAGAAGTTAATTCAATTTCATTAAGTTCTCTAAGAATATCGTTTGTTAATGTTAAGTATGTAGTTGCCATTATTTTTTATGTTGCTTTTGAATTGCAAAATTTGCAGTAAGACTTGCACCTTTATGTTTTACAAACTTACCTGAATGCTTCATTAATTTATAACTACCATTTTTTTGTTTCATCCAATGGTATCCTTTAGGTGCTGTAACTTTCATCTTAACAAGGTTTAGCTTTTGGCATTACTTCGCCACCATGACCATACATCATGCGACCACCACCTTTTTTTTGATTTCTTCTAGCTAAAGCATTACCATCGTGTGAACCACCATGCTTATACATTGTTCTTTTTTTCTTTTCCATTTTTTTCTCCAGTAAAAAAAAGGAGGAGCCCGAAGACTCCCCCAATTTATGATTAGTCGATTCCGTAGAATGCACTTACTAAAGCTTCATCTCTAAGTACTTTCGCACCATAAACATGAAGACCTCTTACAATGTCACCAAACGAAGTTGGGTCTCTCAACACTTCTGTTGAAAGAATTGTATTAGCAGTTGCAGTAGACGATATGTGACCACCTAAACATTTACCTGCAGCATTAGATGTTGAAGCAATGTTATTAGATTTATACATATCAAATCCACGTAATTTTCCACTTGATACTAGACCATTTCTAATAGAACCTTGACCTGCATTAAAGTCAACTGACAATAATTTAGACCCTGATTGTCCTAAGACTTCATAGAAATCAGGACTTCCAACAAACCATCTTCCTTCTTCAGGAACACTTTGTTCGTCTAAAAGTCTAGCCATTCTAGCCATAAGGTCTAGAGGGTCAGTTTCACCAGAAATACCAAGGTCTATGTTACCAGTTCCATCATAAACACCCGCACCTAAGTCCGTAGCATTATCAGCACCTAAAACATGGTCAGGTGATGAAGATGAAACTCCTGAGAACATAGTAGCAATTACAGCAGCGTCATATGCATCTTTAAGAGCATAAGCAGCAGAGCTAGAAGCTACTTCTTTGAAGTTGACATGTGACATATTAGTTTCAATATCATCTACGATGAATTTGAAAGCTTTAGCACTATCAACAACCAAAGTAAGTTCTTGGTCTGTTAATCTAGTTTCAGTTGTATCGCTATTTCTTGTGTAATCTGACACAGAAATAACGGGTTCTTTGATAATCTTTACTGAGTCTCCGAAAGCAGAAATCTCACCAGCATAGTCGGTGTTCGTAATAGCTTCTACTACCGAGGCTTTTCTAAAAAAGTTTAAAACCTTTTTAGAGTAAACCGAAGGTAAAAAGAAACTATTAGTCTGTCCACTTACGGAGTTAGCAAAGTTAGCGTCTGTATCTGTTGAAGGTTCAAAAAATTGAGCCATGATACTTTCTCCTTTAAGTTATAGTTTATTTAACGATTCTGCCTTCTTGCATAGCATCTGATATTTCCTTTTCGTATTTATCAAATTCTGCAACGCTCATGGCAGCAATCTCCCTTTCTGACCAAACTCTCTCTTGCCTTGGTTCAACATGTGTTGTTTTAGTTGAAACCATATCAGCAGCCGATTGTCTAGTCGGTTTAGAAGATGACTTTTTCTTTTCAGAAGTATCAATTCCAAAATCTTTTTTAAACAAATCAAGAGCACGAGAAGCTAAATCAGCATCATCAGTATTACCTGTTATCCATTGTTGAATAGATGCAGGTTGTTCTTTTGTCCAATCTTGAAAGGTATCGCTATTTTTGATATCTTCAAAATCAGGATGCTTCTCTCCTAACCTTTTTAAAGCATCACGTTGTGATATTTCTTGCTCTCTTTGTTGGAGTTGACTAAGACGTTCTTCTAGAACTTTTGCCTTAGATTCACTTTGTAAGTGAGCTACAGTTTCTACCACCTCGTATACATCAGGATATTCATTCTTAAATTGTTCAAGTTCTTCTGCAGACTTTGGAGTTTTGTATTCAGTTCTATTTTTAGTAGCTTCTTCCAATAACTCTTGCTCTCTAGATTTAAACTCATTAAGTTTACTATCATAATGTTTCTTTAAATCATCATATCGTTTTTTATAGTTAGGACGTTTGTAAGGTTTATCCTCACTTACTTCTTGTTCTATTTCTTCTACACTAGAAGGTTCAGCTTTAGCTTCACTTTCAGGTGTAAAGAATAAACTTTCTGATGATACAAAAGGTTTATCTTCTATATTGTGCCATTCTTTTTTTGCATTATAAGGATTGGCTTCTTCTTCTTGTAAGACTTTTTCAGTCATTTTCTTTTCTCCTACTCAGGGCTTCGTTCACAAGGTAGCTCTATGTCGACTAGAGGGCTTGTTTGTAAAGGTAGCCTTTCGGTTATTATTGTGATAAAGTGCCTAATATCTTAGGGTAGCTTTATCGGCTATTAGCTTCTAACGTGTCGTTGATTTGGGTCAAGCATCATTCGTTTTTTAATTTCATCACCTACAATATCTTTTTCTTCTTGCCTTGCAGCAAGAGCAGATACTGTTGGTCTAGAAACTCGAATGTCTTTTTGTTGAGCAGCCTGTACTGGCATTTCAACATTCTCTTCTTCTTCAATTACACCACCTTCCGCTACTTGTTGTCTTTCATCTGCTTGCATTTCTGCTTGTTTCATCATAGACATTAATGTGTCTTCTCCGAGTTCTTCAGTTGCTTTTGCAGTAAAAACAAATTCCCCATCCGATAACCTTGCAGGTATCGAATCGGATACTCCAGAACCCGGACCTTCAACTGGTCCAGACCCTGCGAATTCTGTTGCAACGTCTATAACTTTATCAAATATTAAAGATAGTTTATCGTTGCTTTCTAATTGTTCCATTAAGAAGTCTTCTTCTTCTTCATCTAGAGCTTCATCTAATATAAAGTCTAGGTAATCTTTTTCCATTGTTTCATCTGGAACCATTGGTTCTTCCATGGGCATTTCTTCTTCCATGGGCACACCTTCTTGACCAAGCATCATTTCCATTTGTTTATTAACATCACCACCTTCTTGAAATACTCCTCTACCTTTAAGTACATCAGCTTGTGTAATTTTTCCATCACCTGTTAAATCTGTTAATTTTTTCTTAGCCATTATTATTCCTGTCGATTAATTGCTTCTAGTACTTCATCCCTCAACTGCTCTAGGTGTACCACTAAACGTAGTTTCCCCTGACTGCGGTACATCTCCTGTTCCGATGTTGCCCCCACCAGTGCCTGTACTTCCAAGGTCTTGAGGTGGTTGAGGTGTTCCTGTAGTGGCTCCCATGTCTCCGGGTTGTTGACCAAGAGGGCTAGGTTCTTCGCCTGTTGCTTGTTGAGCATTTTGCATTCCTATAATTTGAGCCATAATTGCAGCTTCTTCAGGGTCATTGAGTATTTCATCAGGGTCTAAATCTAAGCTGTAGGCTAGTTCACTAACGAGTTTAGAAATTTTAACAAAAGGAGCAATAGCAGGACTTTGTGCAGTTTGTAAGAACATAGTAAGCCTTTGGCTTCTAACTTCTTTTTGCATCAAGCTATTTGTTCCAGTTGCTCTAACTTCTAAATCACCTTTAACATCAAGACCACCTTCAAAAAATTGCATATTCCATTGGAAGTATGATTCTCCTAAAGGCTTTAATAAAAAATCATCAAGATTCTTTATAACTGTTTTAATGTTTAGACTAGATGCACCTAATAACATAGACATGCCTGAAGCAGTTCTTGTCATACTTTGTACACCTGTTTGTCCATGAGAATAACTAGGTATGCCTGTTTGTTCGTCTGCAAGTTGTCTAAACTTGTCAAACATCATCATGTTTTCTGGAGCAGTATTAGGAAACTTTAAACCATATATTGACTGTCCCGGCATTCCTGCCTGTCGTCTAAATACTTTTCCGGGATATACTTCCATTGATTGTCCACCTACTAAAGCAGACTCATCCACATCGAAAACAAGAGAACCTGCTAGTGCTAAGTTATCAATAGCCATTCTAGCATGTCCATTCATTATTTGTTGAGAATCATCCATGTTCTCAGCTACTCCAATACCAAAGAAATTATATGGATTTCTTTCATATGGAAATGCATTATAAGGTATACGATAAGGAGTAAATGGATTAATAACTGCTCTAAGCAATATATCTCCGCATACCCATGCATTTATTTGAACTTCATCTAAATCATCTATATCATCATCAAGTTCAATTCCAACTTCTCTTGCATACTCTGCATCCATTATGCCCCAGTATTCAAGAACTTCAAAGTTACTTACATAACTTTCATCACTTCTTGCATCATCTTTAAGTTGACTTTCAAAATCTTTTTCAACGTAGTTAGCTCCCATTTGCAAGCAACCACGTATTGCTTCTTCATCAAAGTAAGGCATATTGCGTAATTGCCTTAATTGACTTTTGTTCATTTTATGTCTATGAACTATAAACTCACATTCATCTATATTTGTTGCAGCAGGGTCAGGATAAAAATCCCAACAACTTACAAACTCTATACGAGGTACTCTTACTTCTAATGGATTGTAATTTCTTTCGTCTCCTTCTGAAGACCATTTATGTAACTTTTTGTTAAAATTAAATGGTCCTTTAACTATTCCTGTACCTAGTAATGCAGATTCTAATAAAGCATTTCTTATTTCTGCAGAACCATTTGATTCTTCTATTTGGTCATGGATTAATTTTTCCATTCGTCTTGCAGCTTTTTCTGCAGGACTTATTTCAGGAATATCTGGTATAGCTGATAAACCTTCTGTAAGCATAGTATCTGCTTTTTCTTCTATGCTTTCAACTCTATTGTAAGTAGAACCTGCTCCTAAAACTCGTCCATCTCCTTCAAAGCCAACATCAAATGGGTCAACTACATTGCCTCGATTATCATCTGTTATTTCTATACTAGGAGTAGGATTTTGTGTATCTAAGTAAGCGTTTTCTTTTTCACCCTCAGGAAGTTTTGTTTCTGCTATACCTATTGGAAACTTACCTGTTCCAAATATAACATCAACTAATTGACCAAAGGCAGCTAATACTTTTGTTTTAGTAATCTTTACAAAGATACGAGACTTTTCTGAATCTCTAAACTTAACTGAATTTTTGTAAAGACCTCTGTAGTTTTCGTATGCTTTTAACCAACGAGTTTCATCTGTTTGTCTAGCATCTTCTGCTTGAGCATATCGACCATTAATAATACCAACAAGATTTTGTTTTTGGTCTATTTCTAGATTTAAACTTTTACCTGACTCACCTTCTACATCTTCGTAGATATTGTTAGCATTTAAAAATGTATTATCGTTTTCTGCCATAAAGTTTAATATCCAAATTCAGAATCAGCAGGTTTATACATTTCTCTTTTAAAACCTCTCATTCGTTCTAATGGGTTTTCCATACGAGGTCTACTCATTATCATATATCTTAACGCATCATATGCGTGGTCAGAAGCATGTGTATCCACATCTTCTGGATTTGTTTTTGATAACGGAATACTTTGTAACTCTCTTATTAAGTTAGGACAAGTATTAAATATTTGCAATTTTGGTCTTCCGTTTTCTCTTACTTTTAAATACTCGTGTATTTGAATTTTTCCTTGAACTCTATTTTTATCTGCTCTTCTAAGCTTATGTCCTGCTTTTAAAAGTTCTTCTCCTACAGTCGGACCTGTTGTTCCTGTGTTAGCCCAAGCTGCAGTATCTAATACACCATTTACAGAGAAAGGGTCTTCTATCTCCATATCGGTTATTATAGCACCTAATTCTTGTCCTGTCAAGCCTTTTCGATACAATTCACGATAAATAATCAAAGTATTATCATTTATATCTAATATTCCCCATAAACAACAGCTTTCTGAAGCATACCCATAGTCAATACCTTTTAGTCTTTCCCAATGCACAGGAAGAACAAAAGGAGGAATTACATGTACTGTTGGGTCAAACTCTACAAAAGCTGCACCTTCTGCTACATCCCAATTACCTTCTAATAACTGTCTTCGTTGTATTGGAGGTAAAGACTTTAGCATCTGTTCATAGATACCATCTCTAGCTAAATATGGATTATCTGCTAACTTTGCAGGTATAAACTTTCTAGTTAAACCATCATTGCCTAAAAAACTTTTGTTAGATTCATTAGGCTGTATATATCTATTTTTTACCCAATGAGAACCTACACCACCGGGGTTAGCTGTACAACGCAAGTATGTTTTAATTTCAGGGTCTGTAGTTCTTAAACGAGAGGCTAAATAGTTCCATGAAAACTCTGTAGGTAAATGAGTAATTTCATCAAATCCTATCCAACTGTATGCTTGTCCTTGGTAACGATATACATCTGCATCTCTTTCTAGGAAACCAAACTCAACCTTTGCTCCACTCGGAAAGTTCCAAAGCTTTTCAACCTCTCTAAACTTAGCACCCGGAAATGCTTGTGGATAAAGCTCACGAGACTTATCAATCATTTCTCGTAGTTCAGGCATAGACCTTCTAAGTATTAAGGCTCGGTGTGCAGGTCGATGTGCATAGCGTAAAGGGTCTACTATCATTGCATAACTTTTACCACCACCTGCAGCACCACCATACAAAACATCTTTTTCATCTGCAGCTAAGAACTCAGTCTGCGGTCCTTCATTAGGATGAAAAATAACCTTAGAGTTTTTAATAACTTCTTGTACTGAAGGAGCAACGGACTCTAAGTCTTCAGATGTTACAATATTACTTGTAGTAGACTCCGTTGCTTTTTTAATTACTTCTTTTTCTTTTTTTAATTTACTCTCTTTTGCTAAAATTTTTTGTTTAGCTTTTTTTATTTCTCTTTCTTTTTTAGCTAAAGCCATCTTCCGCTTTTGTTCAGCAGAGTATCGGTATTTACTTGGAGGTGGAGGAGGTTCTAGTTTTTTTATAATCTTAGATAAACCTACATGACTAATAGACCTACCTGTTTCTTCTGAAAGCTGTGTAGCTGCTTCTCGAAGTGTTAAACTTTGTTCTTGTACAAGTTTAATAATTTTTGCTAGACTATCTTGTTGTGAAGGTATAGGCTTAACATAGCCTTTTATTTCTGACAGTTCATAACCAAAAGGAATAGTCTTCCCTTTCTTTTTTATATAACCATTCATATTTGGTTATGTTTTCTATGTGCGACTTTAGCTTCCCAATCTTCTATAGCTTTATGAATACTTTCTTCTGCTAGAACAGAACAATGTAACTTTATGGGTGGTAGTTCTAAAGCCTCGGCTATATCTTTATCTTTAATAAGTTTTGCTTCTTCAACTGTTTTACCTTTTAACATTTCTACAAACATAGTAGAGGATGCTATAGCAGAACCACAACCATAGGTTTTAAACTTAACGTCTTCTATTAAGTTCCCGTCTAGTTTTAATTGTAAACGCATAACATCACCACAGGCAGGTGCTCCTGTCATTCCTGTAGCTACATTAGGGTCTTGTGGGTCAAAACGACCAACTGAATGTTTTTCAGGTTCAGCTAAAACACTATTAAATCTATCTAAAACTTGTTGTGAATAAGCCATTATTTTTTATTAAAAATTTTATCCCAATTTTTTTCAAACTGTTTTTGGTCTCTGATACCTTTACCTCTCATAGATAAACGTCCTTTTTGTTTTGCAAGGGGTTTAAATTTTACAGGTTGTTGGTCTGTTCCTAATTGTCTACCCATTTACCACTTAACTTTATGTGACCAATACCTAGCACTAAACTTATCAGGACTAGAATCCTGTGCGTTATGTCGTGCATAGTATGACCTTTTACGTGCTTTATCTTTTGCACTTTTAGGATTCTTCCCTGCACCTCTAACTCCTTGTTGTCCAAATCTAATTGTTTTAGTTTTGTCACCTTTCTTGGCAACAACAACATGAGATTTAGTTTTATGGTTAGGAGTACGTTTTGGTTTATTATATCCTGATACTCCTGCCTTTACTAGTTTAGGGTCTCTTTTCTTAGCCATTATTGTTTGTGTTGTCTTAATTGTTGTTGTTTAATCCATTCCTTATATTGTTTTTTATTTTTAGGTATGTATTGATTTTGTTGTTTCATAATATTAAAATGGGTCTTTACCAATATTCTTAATATTATTTTTAATTTTGTCATATGTTTCAGGCTTATATTTTTTTAAACCTACACCTATGACAGCTAGTACTACAACTATAAAAATAAATATATCCATATCTTTACCTCCGTTTACCTTTATGTAATCCATGACGAGCATGTTGTTTTCCTTTTGCAGTAGCTGCTCGTTTCTTTTTATTAGCTGCTGCTAATTTCTTTTTACCTGCTGCAGTTGATTTAAGTTTTTTTATAGTAGCTGCAGGTGCATAGACCTCTCCTGTTTCAGAAGACTTCTTACCACTAGCAGTCCTCCATTTTTGTTTAGTCCAACGCTTTAAAGACTTTTGTGATTTTTTTAATGCCATTATGATTGTAAATTATAAATAACTAATAGTATAAAGATTGCTCCTAGTACGGGTGGTAGTGTAGGTAAAAATACCATATACCATAGAGGTCTACTTAATAGTTTCTTATTTGTATCCTCCACCTTTAGCCTTATATTGTTTAGCAAGCATTTGAGCTTTACGTGCAGACCATTGACCTGCTTTACCACCTTTAGTTCCTGCTTTAATTCTATTAAAGAGGTTTTTTCTCATTGTAGGTTTTGTATAGTTTCCTGCTTTGTTTACTGTTGATTTTTTCTTCGCTGCCATTTCTTATTTTGTTTTCTACTTTAGGTTGTTTTGATTTAGCCATTAGTGTAATGTTCTATACTCTGTATGTACTTCTTCTACTTGTGATAAATAATTATCAAACTCTTCTTTAAAAGCTATTGAAGTTATTTCTCCTACAATAATAACTCCTTGTTCTTCTGCAATTACTTCTGCTTCTTCCTCATTCATTGCAAAAATATTTACTCCTGCATAGATTTTATCATCTAATTGGTATTCAGTCAGAAATATCTTCATAATCTTCTTGCTCTATATCTATTAATTGTTTCTCTGGTAATATGAATATACCTCCATTGACATTCTGATTAATATCTAATCTTTCTGTCTTTGACACTCCTACTCTATCTAAGATTGTCTGAGCTGCCTGTAGCTTTGTATTAGCTTGAGGTATAGCTGTATCGCTCTCCATAACTTCTACGAGTTTAAAAGCTGCTTTAGGTGCTTCCCTTGCAAGGACTGTTGAGGCTAAATCCACTATTTCTTGTCTAAGACTGTTTATTACTTGGTAGTGATTTCCTGCATAGCCCGCAAGTTCAGCAGAAAGTTTTAAGTTTCCTTTTGTCTCTATTAAGTTATTAAGGAAGTCTTGTTGTTTTACTGTAAGACTTCTCTTTGAATTACTGGGTAAGTTCATATGTTATCTATTATATAGGTGAATTTAGATTCTGTCAAGTTTATATGCAAATAAATTAAATATTGCTTGACAAAAACAGGTTTTAACTGTATAATAATAGTTAACTATGCCCGGTCATAGCATCCCTATTAAGCCTACTCAGGACTTCTAAGACTTAGAAGTTCCACAGTCCCCCGACCAAACCTCTACTTAACATTCAAAATCCTTAGAAATGTATAAGATTGTGCATATATAGGGGGTAGGTGGGGGGTGACTCCTGTGCCCCTATCATACTTTAAAGACTTTGTAAATACTATAAATTTATACAGTACTTTTAAGACTCTTAAAATCTATAAAATAAATAAATCAACTGTTCAAAAATCATACAGACTTTAAAAACTCTAAAAGTTTCTAAAAACTTTAAAAGTTCTACAGGTAAACAGACCAAAACCTACAGAGATTTTAATAGTTTAAGAAGTTTACTTAGAATATAGGGAAATAATCAATGTATGTTATAGGGGTTATAACTTCACAGGTTAAGTACACTTTACAGGCAAAATCAGAGGCTTAGAGAGACTTTTAAAAGTTTCTAAGGGTATCGTCAGGGGTAGGCAATTTTATAGGGCTTAAAACGTCTTAAATTCAATCTAGGTTTACAGAGACCTATTAAAACCTTACAGGCATAAAAAAAGGGTACTGATTAAAGTACCCCTTTTAAAAGTTTAATTAGTCTTTAAAAGCTATCTAAAAAGTAATCTAACTCAGCTAATAGTTTTGCTCCCTCCTTATTAGAGACAAAATACCATTCTCGATAGCCTCTCGGATATTTCACCCCATTAACTTTAACTGTGTAAGCTTTAGGCACTCCGTTACTCTTTGCCACTCTTTGCACTTTTACAGTCCTTATTCGCTCTTTCATTTCTATGCCTCCGCTACTTGTGATTGTTCATATTTAATTTCTTCATCTCTAAGCCATTCGGAATAAGAAATACCCTCCTCCGAATTTTCTTTTTCAATTGAAAAATCTACCCAGTTCGCATGCTGATATTTTTTTTGTTGTTCAATCATCAATACCAAAACATCTTCTAAACTTTTCACAGTTTCTATTAATTTCGTAATAAAACCCATGTTAGGTTCATATTGTACTGATACTGTTATTTTTACTGATTCAAATTTTTTCATTGTTGTGCCTCCTTAGGCTTTGTTGTTTTCGTCTTCGCAATTATAAGCATAAGTAATCTTATAAAGTCAAATTTATTTAAAACAAAAAAAAGGGAGGCTCTTAACCTCCCTAAAAAATTTAATTCCAGTTGGGGTTCTGGAATATCTTTTTTTGTTCTTTGCTAGTGCCTGATTCCCTCCCTTAAATTTATAAAATAATCTTTCCAATATTCTTTATAAAGGTAAGCTTTATTTTTTTCTAAATAGTCCTGAAAATCTTCATAGGGGTTTTCTTGTCCGAAATAAACACGCTCCGCTTTCATATCAGAATATTTATTCCAAAAAAATGAAAGTTTTGGCTTGCTATATTTCGTCATGAAATATTTCTCAGCGAGTAAGCTTTTAGTTTGTCCCATGATGCTACCCTAAATTCTCAGTTTCCCACCTCTTAAAGCTATCTAAAAATTTCTTTTCAAAAGCTTTCGGAAATGTCTCGGAGGATTTTATTTTGAGTACCTGTAATTTAGTAAATCCTTTTCCGTTGTTTACTTCATTTAAAAGAAAAGCATTCACCCTATTATAAACCGCCTCCTTAGGTTTATTTTTAATGTCGCTACTGCTCAAGTGAGTAGCAAGCGATTTAACTTCACCGTAAGAGATTTTTTTGTTTTGCTCTTCTTTCGATTGTTTCAATAACGCTTCTAAGTTTTCTTTACTTGAAGCAACCCAGTCTTTAAAAGTTTTTTTAGTTTTATTAACCATTTTATTTCCTTTTTAAGTTAGTACGCTGAAACCATTTCCAACGCTTGAAACCCAAAATACACCCAACGACCAAAACCACCTAGAAATATTTTTTTACCGCAAGCAAATATTTTTTAATGAGTCAACAAAAAGATTTTTTCTCATTCAGAAAAATTTCAACCTGTCAAGAATTATTTTTTTCTTGTCATTGTTTTAGTGTTTTACTGCTCTAATACACCAACCTACTGTATTACTACACTAACACACCATTACTTATAAGCTTATAAATAAAGATTGCAAGGCATTATAACAATTATCTTTAAGGATTGCAAGGATTGATAGCAAAAAAATTCTCTATATTTATAAACTTACTTGTTACTTACGCTTGACACCGAAAACTTCAGTCGCTAAAATGCTCAACAAACAACGCAATTGTGCGGAGTTAAAACAAACCTACGGAGGTTTATTATGAAAGCATTATATTTTAATAATGATGTTGTAGTCGAAGTGTATAACCGAGACAAAAGATTGTATGACTTTAATGTTTATACAGATACTAATCAAGAAAATGTTGCACCTGATGTTGATGCTTATTTTAATCTTTATGAGCAAGCTAATGTGTGGTCAATTGGATTCTGTGACCGCAAAGAAATCATGCAAGTTTTAAGGAAAGTTAAGGAGATTACAGATGAAACCCATTGAAGATTTATTAGAACCTATTAGTCCTGAGAGACAAGAACGATTATTAAATCCTAAAATGTCTGACCACTTTAAAACTTTTATCTGTGGTAAATATGGTTATAGACTTTATACTATTAAGATTGGTCGCAAGTGGGTTACTATGCGTTCCAACAATCACAGAGCCAGAATATCTTTAGATAAATATAAAACTTTAGCTTTTAGAGAATGGAAAGAGTCGGCAATCAGCGACACTTTGAAGCTTAATAACAATACTAAACCTAAGGGGTGGTGGTCAAACTATGGTTTTGATAGCAATCCTTTAGATGTTTTAATTGAAAGAAAACATTTAAACTGGAGATAAAGTATTACTTGTTACTTACGCTTGACTGTGCAAATGGTCAAGTGTAAAATGCTCAACAAGAAACGAATAGTGGAATGAGTTTACCACTTTTATTTAAACTCACTAATTGGAATATAAGATATGACCAATAAACAATTAGCTTCTACTGTGCTAGAATACAGTAGACGAGGTTCTCAAACTACTAGACCTATAAGTTCTGCTCCAAAAGAGTTACAAGACTTATGGAATAGAGGTAATGATGAAGGAATCTCTATGATTAAAGTTAGGAAGTACAAAGAGAGATACGAAACAAAAGACGGAACATCTTTTAGAGTACATAACTATGGTAAAGTTAGTCTTAATGAAGTCTTACCTAAACATCTTAGAACAGGACATGCTCAAGATGAAGTTAGATTCAATGAGAAAATTAAAGTGGGTGAAAAGAATCCTACTATGACTATACTAAGAGTACCTAAAAATTATCAGTCTAGTCCTAATGACTTTGAAAGAAATATTAATAGTGCTTTTAA